TCAAAATCCAACTAATATACAAGACTAATACAAGTAAAAGCCCTAAAGCTATGAAAAAATAGTTCTTTCTTTTAGGTTCTTTGTATTGGCTTTCTATTGGGAAGCGGTAAATTTGGGGGTATTTGATTCGCTTTATTTCCCCAAAATCCATAAACGGAAAGCATTTACGCTTTAATTGTTTAGTCAATATATTACAAATTGAAGTATATTCTTTGTTTTTCATTATTCCCCCTATTTTAAGTTATTTTTAATTAAACCTTGATTATAAGTGCTATTAATTGCAGAAACAATTTGACCTTCAACTTTTCTTTTTTCTTCTTCTTTCTTTTTAGTTGCTTCTGAATTGTTATCTTGTCTCATTCTTTCTAAATCTTTAGGATCTGAAAGATTATATTCAGAAACTTTTTCAATTTTGAAAGATACTTTCTCCATCACCTTATTAACCGCTTTAATTCTTTCTATTTGTTTTTTTTGTAACAAACTTAAAGAATTATAATCAATTTTAGATAGAAATTTTTCAAGGTCTTTCTCATTTGTTCCATATTTCCAAAGACCAATAGATTTGATATGCTCATTTTCGTCTATTAATAAAACATCAACAGCGTTATATGTTGACTTTTTAACAGCACACCATTTGTTAGTTTTTGGGTTTAAAGTACAAAAGCAAACTCTGTCTCCTTTGTTTTTGTTTGTTTCTATCCATGTTCTTCTTTTAGTTTTTAATCTAAAGCCCCAGGGATAATTTGAAACTTCTAGAGCATTATCAAAACTATTTTTATTATATATATATGTAGTCATCTTTGTTTCCTTTCTTGGGGGCTTTCGCCCCCTTTGTTTATTTAAAATGATGGGTCTAAATGATAGCTTCTTTGCCCTACATAAGAATAATAGAATGAATCTCCTTTATTCCATCTTTTAGTTGTTTCATTCCATTTAATGTCAACCCAACTTGTGTAAGACAATTCATTTTGATCTAATTTTTCTTCTTGAATTAGATAATGAGTTGTTTTTTCTCTTTTGTATTTTTTACCATTTGGAAAAATGTCAAAGGTATCATGTTCATACAAATCACTATCATTTTCTATTTTAAGGATTGTTTTACCTTTTGGGTGTTTTAACATTTCTATAATCGTATAAGGGTAAGAATCTCCCCCAATACTTCTAGTTACTCCCATTCCAACAACAGGCTCTAAATTTTGCCCTCTTTCTCTTTTAGAAACATCAATTCCAGACATTTCCGTAAATTGTTGGTCAAGTGTTTTTTTGTTATCTTTTTTTATGATTGTAGGTTGTGTCCAAGACAAATTTTTATTTTGCATCATCTTATCTTCTTCACTTACATATATACTTTTTGTCATCTTTTCTCCTTTGTTATTGTTATTATTATTTATACGAATCATTCTTAAATATACAAAACTTATACAAGTAATACAATAGAACATAATAAGAACACCAAAAAAAATTTTATATTGATTACCCAAAAATAGGGTATATAAGGTCTAGCAAGGGTTTTATGAAGAATAAAGGGTTTTCAATGATACCGAACCAAATTATATGGGATTCGGATTTGTCCAACGATTCGAAGTTGTTATTTTGCTATTTGCGTAGCTTATCGGAAAAATACCGAACTTTGCGAAATAAGACATTGTTATTAAAATTGGGGATAAGTTTAAACACTTTGCAAAATTGTAAGCAAGAACTTATTAAAAATGGCTATTTAAACATAATTAGAAAGACTTCCGCCAATAAATATGAATTATCTATTCCTAATAAGGTAGTTTTGCCATACCCAAAAAATGGGTACTCAACTACCCAAAATTTGGGTAGTATTAAGAAGAGTAATACTAATATATATAATAATAAAAGGATTAAAGGATTTAAGAAATTAAAGGGATTCAAGGGATAACTTTTAATGTCCAATAATTCGATAATAACCCCCTCTGCCTATACTTATAAAGGAAAACTATTACAGCATAGAAAGTTCAACGATTACACTAAAGAAGAAAAGCTAGAAATTATAATTCAATTAAATAATGAATTTCAAAGCGGATTATTGTCCGTTAATAAAATGGTGTGGATTTGGGAAAGGGAATGCTGGGGTTCTTTTTCCGTAGAATTATTTATAGATAAGCTACTAGAAAAAGGCGTAATTAAGAAGAATCCTATTACAAACGATACTAGAACATTTAGAAAGAAAAAAACTATTTTTGACTGGTAATATTACAACAATCTGTGTTAATTATGTAACACTAGCAAAACCCTTTTAGCTAGTTTTTTAAGTAGCTACTTTGCTTGTGGGCGATTCTTTCCTTTCTTATCGCCCCAAGCCCCAATAGAAAGGTTTATAATTATGGTTGGAAGAAAAAGAAAATTAACTACAAAATTAGCCGATAAGATTCTAGATTTAGTCGCTGACGGATTAACAATAAGACAGATTTTTGAAAGAGAAGATATTAATTACACTTGGACAAGTTTCAGAAAAGAATTAGTAACAAGTAATGATTTAATGAATCGTTATCAAAAATCAAAAGAACTTGCTATTGATTTAGAATTGTCAAACTTGAAAGACAAAAGACTAGAACTAGAAAAGAAAATAGAAAACGGAGATATTGACGGCAAAGCCGGACAAAATTTAGTTAATCTTTATAAAATTATTGTAGCTTCTTCACAATGGAACGCTAGTAAGTTAGCTAGTAAGAAATACGGCAAACAAGCGGAAGTTTTAACGCTTAAAGGTAGTCAAAACGAACCAATTAACATTAGTTGGGCTTCAAAATAGTTATAATTATGCCTATTTATTAATAAATATTTATAGTTTTTATTTGTTGATTGCTTCTAAAAGTGTTGAATTTGTTAAAGGTTTGACATTTCTTGCACAAACAAAAATTGTTTATGATATGTGAATGTTCTTGTTTTGTTCTTGAATGATTCTAATTAACAAAGCTATTTCCGGTAATCTTTAGTTATCGGAAGTATTACTATTGATAATCCATATGTTATCGTTAGTAATAATTAAAGGTTTTTTGGTTCTATGTGATGATTTGGGGGGTTTTATTTGACCGGCTTCCCTTTTTTGGCGGTTGGGCTTTGATAAAAATTGATGGGTGGTATATACAAACAAAATGGGAGATCTTATATTGAAAACTATAATTTTTATTATGAAAGATACTAAAACCAATAAGCCGGTAGTAGTTACACACTTTCAAGGATTCGAAGATGACAACGAAGCTCAAAACTTTTCACAATTTTTAAAAGAACAATTTACCGAACCAGAAAAAGATCCTTATCCAAATGTTACACTTCATTAAGGGGGTTTTGTTTTAGAATGAAACAAATTGTCATTCCCTATTACCCTAGAGAAATCCAAAAATTTTTGCACAAAAAATGTGATGTGAGCCGATTCAATGTTGTAATAGTTCATAGAAGAGGAGGGAAAACAGTTTTCGCTATTAACCATTTAATCAAAGCTGCCCTAACCAATAAAAACCCATATCCTAGATACGCCTTTATTTCGCCATATAGATTGCAAGGGAAAAGTACAGCTTGGGACTACCTAAAACAATTTTCCGCTGCGATACCTAATACAAAATTTAACGAATCAGAATTAAGGGTAGATTTTTCCGTCAACAATAGCCGTATTCAAATAATCGGAGCTGAAAATAGTTCTGCAATTAGGGGACAATATTTTGACGGAATAATTGTTGACGAAACGCAAAATATTAGCCCTGATTTATTCGACACCATTTTGCGTCCTTGCTTATCAGACCGTAGGGGTTTTGCTATTTTTATAGGTACGCCAATGGGTCGTAATTGGTTTTTTGAATTACATGAGAAAGCCAAAGAACAAAAGGATTGGTTCACTTGTGTTTTTAAAGCTAGTCAAACTAAAATTATTCCAAAAGACGAATTAGACGCTGCAAAAATAGCCATGTCGCCTGAAAGTTATGAGCAAGAATTTGAATGCTCATTTCAAGCCGGAATTAGCGGTTCTTATTTTGGTAGTATTGTTGAAGAATTAGAAAAAAATAAAAAAATTTTAAACTTTGAAATAGACGAAAATATACCGGTAGAAACTTGGTGGGATTTAGGGATGAATGATAGCACCGTTATTATATTCGCCCAAAGGCGTAGTAATGGCGAAGTAAGGATAATTGATTGCTACGAAAATTCTAGTGAGGGGTTAGAGCATTATTTTAATGTTATTGACGATAAACCCTATACTTATTCTAAACATATAGCCCCTCATGACATAAGGGTTAGAGAAATAGGAACGAATAAATCAAGATGGGAGACTGCCAAAGAGATGGGGATGGAATTTGAAATCGCACCGAAATTGTCTGTAGAAGATGGAATAGAGCAAGTAAGGAGATTATTACCTAAATGTTATTTTCATAAAAGTAATTGCAAAAAACTTGTAGAAGCGTTAAAAAGCTATTGCAAACGATGGGATGAAAAAAATAATTGTTTTAGGAATAAACCTCTCCACAACTGGGCATCACACTTTTGCGATAGTTTCAGATACGGTGCAATAACAGAACCAATTGATAGAAGCGACTGGAAAAAACCAATTAAAGTCAATACAAGTTACATAATTTAATATGGCAAAAAAAGATAAAGAAATCCAAGATATAGAATTAAAAGGAATACTAGGTAGCCAAATAAGAAATTCTTTAGGTTATCTAGGTGGCGAACTTTCTTCGCAAAGAAGAAAATCTATTGAATATTATTTAGGCGATAAACTTGGAACGGAAATAGATGGTCGTTCTCAAGTTGTGTCAACTGATGTATCGGATACTGTTGAAAGTATCTTGCCGAACCTATTAAGAGTTTTTACTGCTTCCGATAAAGTGGTGCGTTGCGATCCGGTAACGGCAGAAGATGTTCCGGTTTCCGAACAAGCTACCGCATATTTAAACCATGTATTCTACAAACAAAACGATGGCTTTACGCTTTTATATAATTTTTTTAAAGACGCATTAATTGAAAAGAATGGTTTTTTAAAAGTTTATTGGGACGATAGCGAAAAGATAGAACATGAAACTTATAAAAATTTAACACCGGCTGAAAAAACAGCTTTGAATGATACTAAAGATGAAATCGAAGTTGTTGAAGAAGAAGTTATAGTTGACGAAGTTGTAAAAGAACAACAAGAAATAGCAAGACAACAAGCCGAAATGCAAGGGATAGATATTTCGGAAATTGATTTTCCAGATCCTATTTTATATAATTGTAAAATAAAAAGGATAAGACAAATAGGTCAAGTAAAAATAGAAAGCGTTCCACCTGAAGAATTTTTAATTGAAAGAAAAGCTAAAACAATTGAAGATGCTGATTTTGTTGCACACAAAGTTTTCATGTCAAGAAGCCAACTTATTGAAATGGGTTTTGATGAAGATATGGTTATGAATCTTCCACAAACACAAGACGATAATTTTAATTCCGAAGATGTTGCAAGAACAAGAAATATTGAAAGCTATAATTTAGATACACCTACGGATAAATCTACACAAAAAATTTTAATTTTTGAAACATATTTAAAATACGATTATGACAATGATGGAATTGCAGAATTAAGAAAAGTAATCTGTGCCGGAGAAAACGGTGAACATATTTTAGAAAATATGCCATGCGATAATGTTCCGTTTGTTACAATTACTCCAATTCCGATGCCACACAGATTTTATGGAAGAAGTATTTCCGAATTAGTTGAAGATATACAATTAATGAAATCAACTGTGATGAGACAATTGTTAGATAATATGTATTTAACAAATAATAATAGAGTTGCCATAATGGACGGAATGGTCAATATGGACGATTTATTAACAACAAGACCAGGTGGTGTAGTTAGAACAAAACAACCGCCAAGCCAAGTTATGCAACCGCTTCAAGCACAACCCATATCACAACAGGCTTTTCCATTATTATCTTATTTAGATTCGGTTAGAGAAGTTAGAACAGGTATTTCAAAACAAGTACAAGGATTAGACCCTAATACTTTAAATGCAAAAACAGCAACCGGTGTAAATGCGTTAATGACACAAACGCAAATGAGATCAGAATTAATAGCTAGAATATTTGCCGAAACCGGAGTTAAAGATTTATTTTCAAAAATATTTGAACTTATGGTTAAGTATCAAGACAAAGAACAAATTATAGAACTTAATAATAACTATATTCCTTTAAAACCTACCGAATGGAAAGACAAATTTAATATAAATATTGTTGTTGGATTAGGAACTGGCTCTAAAGAACAACAAATTATGATGTTAAACAACATTTTAGAAAGACAACTACAAGGATTCCAACTTCAAGGCGGAAAAGAGATGCCAATGGTAACTTTAAAAAACATTTACAATACATTATCTAAAATAGTTGAAAATGCTGGGCTTAAAAATGTTGACGCTTACTTTGTAAATCCAGATATTGGCAAACAACAAATGCCTCCGCCACAACCACCACCATTAACTCCTATTGAAAAAATAGAATTTACAAGAATTGCTTCGGAAGAAAAACGAAAAATGGCAGAATTACAATTAGAAAACCAAGAATTGATTCAAAAATCTCAAGAAATGACTTTAGACTTTGAGGCGAAGATTAAAGAAATGGCTTTGAAGTACAATACACAACTTGATACGGCAAAAATAAAAGCAGATGCCGATTTAGATAAATTAATGGTAGCAGGAAATAGTAAGATACTTGAACAAGCTCAAAAAGCTGGTAATATGTTAGACAAGCAAGTACAAGGACTAAATGGAAACCAAGGACCAAACGCTGAGGGAACAGGAGATCAGCCGATCCCAACAAGCGAACCAAATATTACAGAGTAATCTTTTTCAAGAGTCCATAGAAACTCTTAAAAAACTTTATTCGGAAGCACTTTTAGATAAAACAGGTGCTAAAGAAAGCGATACTAGGGAAAAACTCTGGATTGCTTATAATGTTGTTGGCAAAGTAGAACAACATTTAAAAAGTATTCTTGAAACCGGTAAATTAGCGGAAAAACAATTAGAAGATTTTCGCAAAGCCGAATCAGAAAAAAAATTTTAACTAAATAAGGTTAAAATAAGCCAAGTCATACGACAGCTTAACAATAGGAGGACTTAATGTCTGACACAAACCCATTACTGAACAATGCGTCAGTACAAGGTGCTGCTAAATCTATTGAGGGAATATTAGACCCAAATACGGCAACTATTAAACCTCAAAAAGAAGCAACACAAGTTGAACCGAAAGAACCGGAAGCGAAAGCAGAAGATACTCAAGAAGTTCAACAACAACCAGAAGCTAATCAAGAAGAAATTCAAGAAGCTCCTGTCGAAGAAGAAGCTCCAGTAGAAAATAATGCTATTGAAGAACAAGAAACCGATACACACCAAGTTAAAGTAAATGGTGAAATTATCGAAGTTGACCTTGAAGAATTAAAAGCAGGTTATCAAAAGGATGCCGATTATAGACGAAAAACTGAAGAATTAGCTCTTGATAAAAGAGAAGCTAAATCTGAAAAAGATCGTCTAGCAAAACAATATTCAACCAAGTTAGATGATTTAAATTCACTTGTGTTGACTTTGAATGCTGAAATAAACAACGATATGAGTTCGAAAGAACTAGACCAACTGTGGGAAGAAGACCCTACGGAAGCTGCGAAAGTTGATCGTAAAATTCGGAGAAGAAGAGATACAATTGCTCAAGCTCAAAGAAGATTAAAAGATCATCAAACACAACAGTTTAATGAAGTTGTAAATGAAGAAAAGAAAAGGATATATACAAAATATCCTGAACTTTCAGATCCTGTTAAAGGAAGTAGTTTACAGCGGAATATGTCTAATTATTTATTGACTAAAGGATTTAATCAATCCGAAGTTAGTGCAATTTATGATTCAAGACAATTTGATGTCATAGTTGACGCTATGAATTATCAAAATAACAAAAAGTTGAAACCAACTTTAGTTAATAAAAAGGTCAAGCCATCAAGAGTTGTTAAATCAGGTATAAAAGCAACAAAAGAAGAAATTAATTCTCAATCAAGGTTGAATAAATTTAAGTCGCTTAAAAAATCTGGAAATGCAAAAGATGCAACGGATTTGTTATTGCGATATATATAAACAATAACCTAAACGGAGAAAAAAATGGCTGTATATCAAACATACCAAACAGTCGGCATAAGAGAAGACCTAGCGGACATCATTTATTCGATTTCCCCAACAGAGACACCTTTTATGTCTGGCGTTGCTAAAGCAAAAGCAACAAACACTTCCCACCAATGGCAAACTGATGCTTTGTCTGCAGTTGCAGCAAACCATGCTGTTGAGGGAGCTGATATTTCTTACGGAACTATGTCAGCAACAACTAAAGAAGAAAACTACACTCAAATATCTACAAAAGGTGTGCAAGTTTCTGGAACAAACGAAGCCGTAACTTCAGCTGGTAGAGCTAATGAATTAGCTTACCAAGTTGCAAAAGCAGCAAAAGAATTAAAAAGAGATATGGAAACTGCTCTTTTATCTAATGTTGCAAAAGCAGCTGGAAACGCAACAACTTCAAGAAAGTTAGGCGGTTGCCAAACTTGGATTGAAACTAATGTTGACGCTGGAACAGGCGGATCAGGTGCTGGAAACGGTGCTATCAGAACAGACGGCACTCAAAGAGCTTTTACTGAAGATCAGTTAAAAGGCGTTTTGAGAAGTTGTTTTAACGAAGGTGGAAACCCTAATATGATTATGGTTGGTGCTTTCAATAAACAAAAACTGTCTGGCTTTACTGGTGGTTCTACTAGATTTGACGCTGCAGAAGATAGAAGATTAATTACTTCTATTGATGTATATGAGTCAGATTTCGGAACTATGCAAGTTGCCCCTAACAGATTTATCAGAGGTGCCAATGGTACTGCTGCTAAAATCGGTCAGGACGCACTTATCCTTGAAATGGATATGTGGGCGGTTGCTTTCTTAAGAGATTTCAAACTTCAAACTCCTGCACAAACAAAAGACGCAGATCAGAGATTTTTAGTTGCTGAATACACTCTTGAGGCAAGAAACGAAAAATCTAGTGGATTAGTTACAGACTTAACTACTTCATAATAATAATATTGTTTGGGGTGTAACCTTGTTTATAATTACACCCCATTCAATCAACCAAATGTTGAAGTCTTAAAAAGGTTATAGACGGAACGACAAACGGAGAAAAAAAATGAGAACACTTAACGATTATTTTATTACATCAGCAATTCCTGATGTATCAACTGCTTCTTCAACTTTTGTTTGTGTGCCTGATGGTGGAAGAATAGTAAAAATTATCTCACACAACAAAGCAACTACTACTGGAACTGCTGCTATTTCTTTTGAAATAGGCGGAGTTGCGGTTACAGGTGGAGCTATAAGTCATACGGCTTCTGGTTCTGCTGGTAGAGTAGCAACTGCATCACCAACTGCTCTTAATAGAGTAGAAGAAGATGGAACTATCGAATGTATTACAAACGGTGGTTCAACTAATGCTTCTAAAATGGAAATAACTTTTGTTATTAGAAGATAATAATATATAAGACTATTGGGGGATCAGCCTAGCGGAAGATTCCCCATACTAATAAAGGAAAAAAAAATGAGTTATAATTACGCTTTAAGACCTGGAACTACACAAAAAGTTTCATTTACAGCTTCTTCTGTACCTTGTTCAACAGCTTTTGGAAGTCAAACGCAATATGTAAGAATAGCAACTACTCATAGTTGCCATTATGCAATAGCAGTTTCTCCTACAGCTACAACAAGTGGTGCTTATCTTCATGCCGGAGATTATGAGATTATAAAAGTTTCACCTGGCGAAAAAATTGCTGCTATTAGAAATACTTCTACAAGTGGAGATTTGTTCGTTACTGAAATGTCTGGCTAGTGGCTAAAAAGAAAAAAAGTCAATTTGGTACTGCATGGTTCGAAAGAGAAAAACCTAGAAAAAGACCTGGCAGACATTCCAAAAGACCTAATAAAAAATACACTAGAAAAAAAAGTAGAGGTCAAGGATAATGAGAAAAGATGTTAAAGTTGATGGTTTAAAAAAAGAAACTTTTTTATTAGATGAAAAAGAAAAACAAATAGTAGTTAAAGAAGAAGTTAATATAGATCCACACATCAAAAATAATAAAAGACTATATAACTTAAATGACGGCTATTCTAAATCTAGGGACTTAAAAAGAGTTGCTTCTATACCAACTTTAGCTTTGCAAGTATGGGCTAATGAATATAATGGAACTAATAATTGGTTTGCTTTACCTAAAGAAACACAAAAAAAAATTATGAAAAAAAAATTAAATAGTAGTGAGTTTAAATATTTTAGAACAGCTGAGGGTAGGTTATAATGGCATTAAGTAGTTATTCAGATTTAAACACTTCTATTGCTAATTGGTTAAATCGTTCTGATTTAACTTCCGAAATATCTGACGATTTTATTAAATTAGTAGAAGCAGATTACAATTCAAAATTAAGAATTAGAGAAATGATTGCACAAGTCAATATTACTATTGATAGTGAAACAGAAGCGTTACCAACAGGATTTTTACAAGTAAGAGATTTTTATATTTTAGAAGGTGGAACAAAATACGCATTAACTTATATGACCCCACCACAAATGGATCAGATTAAAGGTTCATCAACAACAGGAAAACCGGTTACTTATACTATACTTGGCGATACTTTTAGATTTGCACCTTCGCCTGATTCTTCTTACACAGGAGTTTTAAATTATTACAAAAGCATAGACGCTTTATCTTCAACAAATACTTCAAATTTTATTTTAACGAATCACCCAGCTGTTTATTTATATGGTTCTTTATACCATGCTGCTAATTTTTTAGGCGGTATTGAACCAAGTAAATTACAACAATGGCAACAGAATTATGTTACGGCTTTAGAAAGAATTGAAAGAAACGATAAAGAAGACCAATTTAGCGGTTCTCCTTTGCAAATCAGATCAGACACAACTGTTTCTGCACCTTTCAATCAAACTTATAGAGTAACTACTAATAATAATTAGGATATATAAATGCAAATACCTTTTGGCGAATGGCTTCCTGATCAGCCACCACATCTAAATCCTGGAGCAAATACTGCAAAGAATGTTTATTATGCTATTAATTCTTATAAACCTTTTCCGTCTTTAGTTGCTTATTCAGCTGATTCCGGTGGAGCTTCCGGTACTATTGCAAAAGATTCAAAGGGTGCTGGTTCTTTCCGTTCTACAAAAAATTTACCATTTAATTTTGCAGCAACGGAAGATACTATTTATCAATTAACATCTGGTGCTTTTACTGATGTTGGAGCAGGTGGGAAAGTATTAACTAATTCATACGCTACTTGCACAATTACAGTTTCTGACTACGCAAATATTGGTGCTGGAAAAACTATTACTTTAAAAAAAAATGATGGTACGACTATTGTATTTACTTCATCTACCGGAAGTCCATCTACAAATGAATTTCAAGTACAAACAAATAATGATACTACCGCTACAAATTTAAAAAATACTATTAATGGTCATGCTGATTTTTCAGCAACAGTAGTATCAGCGGTGGTTACAGTAACAAGAGCTGCCGTTGGTAGAGATAATTTAACTAATGTTTCTTCCGATACAACAAGACTAACAACAACAAATTTTACAGGCGGAACACCTTTAACCGGTAGTAGTACTGACTTTGTTAGCTTTACCCAATTTGGCGATTATATAATTGCAAGTAATGGCGTAGATGCCCCACAATATTTTTTAATGGGAACTTCAACAGGATTTGCAAATTTAAGCACAATTTCAACTGCAGGAACACCACCTACTTTTAGAGTTTCAGGAGTGATTAGAGATTTTTTAGTTACAGGAAATATAATAGATTATTCAACAACCCCAGATACCGAAACTAGAAATAGAGTACAATGGTCAGGATTAAATGATATTACTTCATGGACACCTGGAACTAAACAAGCAGATTATCAGGATTTACCTGGTTCTGGAGGACAAGTTGTAGCTATAACTTCTGGAGAATATGGTTATGTATTTAGACAAAACGAAATTAT